GTCGATACAAATGTCGGATTCGTTGTGGCCGCCGAGGTGGACATTGCCACCTGAATGCTGATCGCGGTGCCGTCTAAAACTAGCGTTTTCATGCTTTACCTCTCAAGATAAAAACCAAGCGTAAGCGCCGCCATCACCCGATCCGCCGCCTGTTGATGCAATCGTAATTGAACCCGCACCGTTGGTCACGCTAATTCCGGTGCCGGCGGTTATCGTGTTCTTTGCCCACAAACTGGTCGACTCGTTGTAGATCAACACCTGACCGTTCGTTGGGTTCTGCGCCGAGACGTTGTGCAACTCGTCAAGTTCGTAACCGTTCTGCACGCGAACGTACAGTCGGCCATTGCCTGCATTAGCCCGCTCGACCACACCGATGTACACCAAATGATTCGGTGCATACGGCTTGATGTTTGTTAGTGTGCCGGCCGTTGCGCCGACATACAACGTATCGCCAGGCGAAAAGGCCGCTAAATTCAAACCGTCTTGCACACCCTGGCATAAAATCATGCCGGCCTGACCGGCCGCAATGTTTTCCGCGCAAACACCCAAGGTTTTAGCAGACGTCGCGTCGCCAGAGTTACTCGCCAACTTGACCGTCATCCGATCACCCGCAGCCGAAAACATATAGACCGGCTGCCCCTTGTTGATCGTTACCGCCTCGTCGTTTGTTGCGTATGCGTAGAGCGTCTGCCCAATGTCTGCGGCGACACTGGTAGTAAGGCCAACAGACAGTGTTTTTTGTGTGCTGTCCCAATACAGACGACCTTCTGCATTGCTGACTGTGGGCGTAATATCAAAATCAATGTAGTTGGCAACGCCCAACGACGACACACCAGAAATATCGCCGGCATCAGAGACAGTCACCGTCGAGTTTTGGATCAGTTTGCCTGTCGTGGTATCAAACCGTGCAATCGCGTTGTCTGTTGCTGACGATGGGCCGACCACATCGCCTGAACCTGCTGGTGTTCCCCACGATGCGTTCGATCCATCCGTCGTTAAGAACTTACCTGCATTGCCCGACTGATCCGGCAGACTTGCACCACCACCGCCACCACCAGATGCGCCTTGATTGATGATGATCTTTAAGCGATCCGCGATATCTGGCGGCAACACTTCGCCTGCATTGATCTGACGACCGTTCGACAACTCGATAACCAAGCTGTTATCGAAGTCCAAGAACACGTTTGTTACCGATACGCCGTCTTGACCGTCAACACCATTGACGCCGTCCTTACCATCGCGACCTGGGCGACCATCTTTACCGTCTTTACCTGCCTTACCTGGCTCGCCATCTTTGCCATCACGACCATCGATACCGTCTTGACCGTCTTTGATGTTGGCAATGCGTTGTTCTAGCTTCGTTCCAACGCTATCGAACCGGCCACGGATGTCCGACTCGACTTTTTTGAGTGCTTGAACGACTAAATCGACATTCTTGGCGATCTTCTGCTTCTGAAGGTCTTTGCTCTCGCGGATCGACTGCTGAATGGACGCTAACGCGGCGAGTTTTTCCTCGTCGGTCATCTCATTTAAGTTCGGGAGTAGACTCATTTCAACTCTCCCGCCAACGATTCAAGGAAATCATCCTCAATCTTGCTCAGATTCTCTCGTTTCGTCTCCATTTGCAGCTCAACGATCTTCGATTTGTTCTTGATGTCGGCTTCTTTCAACATCAATTCCGCAATCTTGACCCGTTTGTCGAACTCTTTGCTCGCCAACTCATCGTTGTTCGGCAAATTCTGCGTATTGGCCGCCATAATCTTCGCTTCGGCCTCTACCGGCTTCAATCGGGCCTCGATCAACGTCTTCGTGGCCTCCGCACGGTTCTGTTCGGCCTGCGTCTGATTGACCGCGATCTGCGCTTGCGCTGCTTCCACCGCCAGTTGCTGCTGCATCTGCTGCATCTGCTGCTGCTCTGGGTTCGGTTGGGCCATCTGCGTCAACGATTCCATCAACTCCATGCGGTTTGACAGTGAGCTGTTGGCAACGATGCCCTTCAGAATCAACGGCAGCACCGGTGTGTCAGGGCCGAGCGTCTGCAAGAGCGCAATGAACTGCGCCTGCTCGTACTCACGCGCAATGATGCCCAGCGTTGCGGTCGGGATGAAGTTCATATCGACCGACGGATACCGCTCGGGGTCGAACTGCATGTACCTAAACGACGCCTTCTTGATGAACGGCATCAAGAAATCTTCTTGGAAGTTGACCAGTGTGCGCTTGTACTTCTTGATGATCGAAGCAACGGCCATCGACATGCCCGCATTGCCGCCATCCCGCGCCACTTGACTGACCATACCTTGGCTGTCCAACGTGCCTGTTGCCTGCAACAGCATCGTCTCAAACCGCTGGGCAGTGGCCAGATTGTCGTTCGACGTCTGACCAAACTTAAACGGGAACAGAATCTCGTTCGGGTTGCCGTTGGTTAGAATCGCCTTGCCCGGACGCACTTCAAACTTCGCACCGCGCGGCAGACGCGTGGCATCCATCGCCATCATCGGGGCTGACGTCAACGCCAAACCATCCAGGTGCGAGCGCACTTCGGCGTCAATCGCCTTCTGCATGTTGTACGCCTTCTCGACCGTCCCACGGCCCAGCAGACGATTCGGCACCGTATCATCTTGATAGGACAGCACAGGGCGATCCTTCATCATGTACGGGTTCTCTTCGGCCTTCAACAGCATCCCGTCGTTGCCGATCACAACGATCGCCTCGACCATGTCCTGATAATCTTCCGCCGCCGACTCTTCGGGGAACAGCTCGACCACGTCTTTGTCGTTGCCGGTCAGATACTCGCGCGGCACCAAGCCGTAGTAGGTCAGGAGCTTGACCTTCTCATCCTGATAATGACTGATCTCTTGCGTGGGCTCCAGATCAGTATCTTCGTAGGTCGGCGTGATGTTGACCTTGCGGTAGATACCGCGCTCGATGTTCTTGACCACCTTGTGGATCGAGACGTACTTCTCAATCGCCACGCCCATGCAATCGTCGATCGTCGTGCCGTTGGGGTCAAACAAGAAGTTCTTCGGGTTCACCGGCACCAACTTGACCGACACGCGCGGCTTCTCAACCACACCAATCGCCGCCTGACCCATTTGGCCAGGAATCGCCTGCGTGGCGGGAATGTATTCCTTCTCCATGCCAACGACGATCTCGCCGATGCCGGTGCCATAGATTTCAGCTAACAACTCGATGTGGTCGATAGCTTTCCTGATCTTGTCCTTCTTGAAGTCTTCCATCAACTGGCGCTTTAGCATCTCCACGTCCAGTGGGCTGCCGTCGATGTCCTTCAAGTCGTCTTCGATGTCGAAGTATTCGCCCGAGCCAAAGATCGCTTCCATGATCTCGGCGTGGCGTGTCTCCACCGCCTGCTGCGTCATCGGTGTGACTAGGCGGGAGCGTTCGGAGTCGCGGGTCTTGTCTTCGACTGCCCATTCGCCACGGAAGATACGTTCGTATTCTTCCCAGCTCGGCAGGAAATTGATGTCTCGGTAGGTACGCCACCGATCACAATGGTCGGTAACAAAAGCAACTAACTCTTTATCGGCCTCATCCGGCTGATCAAAGTCGTTTTGATCCATCTCACACTCCAGCGATCACGTCGATTGGTTCCCAATCATCATCCGCGTCGTCCGCAAAGTAAGAGGTTACGGCCAACTGGTCTATGTAGGACAATGCATCGGGCAGGTCATCATGCACGCCCTGCGCAGGGAACAACAGCAGTTGGTCGAGGAATGTCTCCCAGTCGCCGTCTTCGTTTAGCACGATCCTGCCATGCTCGAAGCGACCCTGGAGTCCCCAGATTATCCGGTCGGCTTTTTTTCGGTTGCCATGCGTCAGGTCAACTATGTGCGAATATACATTATTCTTCCGCATTAAGTCACTCAAATACGGCAAAACCGCGTTCTTTAGCGCCCCGCGCTCGATCCCCACACTCAAGGGCCGGTAGTCGCGCATGGCCATCAGAATCTTCGCGGCCGTCTCCCGGATGTCCCAGCGCCCGTGCCAAATCTCCTTGACCCACCACGTCCCGTCTTCGGTCACCTTCACAATCGCTATCGCCGACTCGTCCAGCCGCTTTTTCGAATTCGCCGCCTGCTTGGCCACCTCTTCAAACCCGGCCAAGTCCACCGCCACATAGTAGCTACCGTACTGCGGCTCGTCGCTGTACTTGATCCAGTCTTCCTTGAACACGTCCGAACCCGCGTTGTCGAAGCTGGCCATGTATTCTTGCTTAAATGCAAAGCTCGACAGCGTCTTTTTCGCCGACTCAATCTCCGTCGGGTCGATTAACGGGTTGTCCTTGGTCGTGAAGTGCCAGCTCTTCCAGTCGCTGTCTTGCTCGGTCTGCCCCAACTTGTACAAGTCATGGAACCAATTGCGGCCCTTGGGCGTGCCAATGAACAACCCACGCCCTTTCCTGTCTGACAAGGACGCCCGGATGACCTGCTCCCATGCCTCGGGCTTGATATCCGCCACCTCATCCAATACGGCGTAGGTCAAGCTAACCCCCCGCAGCGTATCCGGCCGGTCGGCGCCCCTGACATAAATCGTCGCACCGTTAATTAGCGTGATGTCCTGGTTGTTGATGTGACTGTTGGCGATGATGTCTTTGCCCAGATCGAGCAAGACGTTCCAGATAATCTGCCGCGCCTGGCCCTGGGTCGGTGCGACGTACAGCACGGCTGATCCCGGCGGGCAGCGCAGGCCTTCGATTAACAGCGTGGTCGCCGCCAGTCTCGATTTACCACACCGGCGACCGGCCGCGACGACTTTGAAGCGCGTCTGGTCGGAGAAGACCGTCTGCTGCCACGGCAACAGCTGAAAGTTCAAGTCAGCCATCGGTTGGCGTCTCCATCTCCAGCGTCAGCGGCTCGGTGGCGCTGGGTGCGCCGATCTGGAGCGGGATGCCGTCCAGTCCTGTGATATTGATGGTCACGGCGCTGCGCTGGCCGTTACCTTTTTCGAACATGCTCATGGGCAGTGTGCGGTCGACGCACATCTTTAGCGCCGCCATCTGGCCAGGGTGGCCGTCTTCAAGAGCTATGTCGATGATCTTCTGCACGACCGCCTTGCCGCGCCCCTCGACCATCATCTTGCGCAACTCCTTCAACTTCTGACTCTCGGTCATCGGCAGTTTGCGCGGGGCTTTGTATTCCGTTGCCATCGCTTTTTCTCCAGTTGGAAAGCTCACGGGCATTGTAGCCATTTTTGCTTTTTTTGTGGGGTGGAGGCACCCGCAAATTTTAATCTGACCGACCACCCCCTCCCCCCCATCAATGTTGCCAAAAAAGCAAGCAGTCGATAGCCAATGGCTACCAGCAGGCGGCCGCGGGCATTTTACATAATGCGGGTTATGAAGACATGATGCGCAGGCGATTGACGCAGACTATTGGGGATAGAACCAGGCTATTGATTGCCAGGGGCTGATAGCTTTTTATCTTTTTGGTAACAGATGAGGGTGAGCGGGTGCATTTTGCAGACACCTGTACGGCCGCAAGCCTATATATCAAAAACCCCTATTTGTCGGAAAGGCTCATATCCGAAAGTAATATTTCTAATTTGTCATCACTTTTGACGCCGGCGTTATACAGTACTTGGTAACAATTCAAAACAACGTCGAGCCCTTTTGTAATATTTCCGGCGCCAGCGGCCGCCAATATTCCGAGTTGTTTTTCCGTCAATTTTCTTTGGAATCTTTTCGGCGTCAATGTAGGCGGTTTTGGCATGTTGTCACTTTAGCATGAGGGCAATGCGGGCAATGCGGGCAATGCCTTTTTAATCGCTGCCGCTCCAACTGTTAAATGCGCGGCCGTGCAAAATTTCACAATCTAGCCCTATTTTATATATTTTCACTGACATCTGAAAATTGATTGCCCTCATTGCCCGCAACGCATCAAAACGTAGAGCTGGCGCGGCTTTTCGTGCGGGCAATTTGTCCCAAAACCATTGCCCGCATCATTGCCCGCATTGCCCGCAAACCCTTACACTTTCCAGGGCTATTCAAAAAAATGTAAAATATTCCTTGACAGTCTAATTTTGTATGCTATCCTGCGCATGTAACACAATTCTTTACACAACAAAACATAGGGGTTATCAAATGAGCACAAAACCTACCGTTGGCCAGAAGATCAAAATCCACGTTTACGGCCGCCTGCAGACTGTCACTGTATTGGCCGTGCATAAATTCGGCACTATCGACGTCGAAACCGAATCCGGCGCGTGCTACCGCGTGTCGGGCCTGTCATTCATCTAAGGGGCCGCGCATGAAACAAACAATTCTCGAAATCCTACTAGGAACCCTTGTTTTTCTGTACCTGTGGGCTTTTCTTTTCGTTTTAATGTCATTCTAAAAACCTGTAATAAGGGATCCGACCAATGAAAACCGTACACCTAACCCTAAAATCGAACAATGTTAAAACCGGCCCGATACCGGTATCGACGACATCGGCGCTATCGTGTCCGAGCGCGTGCCCGCTCAAAAGCGGCGGATGTTACGCCGACGGCGGCCCGCTTGCGCTGCATTGGCGCGCGGTCACGGCCGGCGACCGCGGCATGCAATGGACCGAATTCTGCGACGCGATCGCACAATTACCGGCCGGCCAATTGTGGCGCCACAATCAAGCCGGTGATTTACCAGGCTTAGACAATTCGATTAATCCGGCCGCGCTCGAAATGCTAGTGGCGGCCAATGCCGGCCGCCGTGGCTTTACTTACACCCACAAACCCGCCACGGCCGACAACCTGGCACAAATTAAAGCGGCCAACGCGGCCGGCTTTACGATCAATCTATCAGCCAACGATTTAGCGCACGCCGATGCGCTCGCTGATACCGGCGCCGGCCCCGTCGTCACAATTCTACCGATCGACGCCGGCGCCAAAAACCGCACGCCGGCCGGCCGCCTGGTCGTCACTTGCCCCGCGCAGCTGCGCGATGATATCAGCTGCGCGGATTGTCAATTGTGCGCACGGGCCGACCGGCCGACGATCGTCGGCTTTTTGGCCCACGGATCCGGCGCCAAAAAAGCGGAAAAAGTATTTTTCATGCAAAAGGCGGCCTAATATGAAAACAATAACCGCTAAATATGATGGCTTTTGCGCCGCTACCGGCGCGCGGATCCTACCAGGCGACGTCATTCAATGGAAACGCGGCCGCTCGGTCCTATTGCAGCGCCGAGCGGCCAAAATCGACACGGTGACGCTGATCGGCGAGCATGGCCCGCGTGATTATTACCGCAACGCGCGCGGCCGCTGCATTGATGCGCCCTGTTGCGGATGTTGCACAATCTAAACTTAAACGGAGGGTAAACAATGGCCTATACACTAAAGCGCTCAATCAACGGATTAACGCATGATGATATCCGGCGGATATATGAGCAAAATCTCAATATGACACTCAAAGAATTGTCGAACCTAACGGGCTATGCAATCCCGTATCTTAAAAAAATACTAATGGAGGGTTAACATTATGCAAACAATAGTTATCGACGGAACAACCTATAAAGTGAAATTTGATCGGGATCCTATCGAATTAGCCAAAGCGGCCCGCAAACCCTATCGGCCGAAAAAGCCCAAAGATATACGCAAATTTCCGACGTATACGCCGGCCGTATCGACGGCCGAATATATCAAGCGGTTCGACTCGCTCAATTTCCTGCAGGCGGTCCAATACACCGGCGCAAGCGCTGAAACGGCCGCTCAGTACGATTCGACAATTCCACTATTCGAGGTTTTTAATGACGATTAATCGGTATACGCGGGCCGGCGCAGGCGGCCGCTTAATCGCCTGCCCGCGCTGTAGTGGCCAGACGCGCGTTTTTCACTTTAGCTGGAGCGCGCTCAAGTGTCAGATATGCGGCGCATTTTCCAGTAAAAACGAATTCAAACTATTACCGAAAGGGTGAACAAATGAATGAAGCGAGAAAAGATGCGGCCGCTGTCGCCGGCGCTCGGCGGCCCTATGCCCACTATTTGGAGCGCGTCGAACAATCAATAGCCGATATCGAGTTAACGTGCTGGTATGATTTTGAACCGGCCGATCGGTCGGTAGGTCTACCGGCTACCGCTTGGCTAATACATGCGCGGCCGGCCGGTTCACCCTGCGATATCGCCGATATTCTCGATTCGCGCGTGATCAAGCGCCTGGAGCGCGAAGCGGCCGAGGTATTGGACCAAGAATGCAACGATTCAGAAGGCGGCCGCTATGATTTTGATTAAACTTTTCGCCGCCGTGCTGATAATTCTGCGAAGATTGTAGCCGGCTAGTTTTCCCCTCGGCGGCGCCATGCGGCGCCGCCTTTCACCCCGATACTGTTTTCAGGTGCAGTATCGGGGTTTTTTATTTCACCAAGCGAACCGCGGCCGGTGCCGGGGTTTGCTCGACCATGCGGCGCAGTTCCGCCTTAGGTTGATCAACCATATCCGGCGCGCAGAATAGTTGCTTTTTAGTTTGATGCTCGCGCGTGCCAACGCGGCCGAGGTCTACCCATCCGGCCTCGGTTAACGCGTGCAAAAGCGCAACAGGCGGAATTTTGACATTAGCTGGTGCGGACCCTGCTAACCGGTCACAAAGCGAGAAAAACGGAGACGCAACAACGCCGGCCGCAAATTCACCCACGCGGCCGGTAATCAGTTCGACCAGGTACGACTCGGCCGTCGAGCGGCCGTGGTCAATCATAATCGCCTTGGCTTCTGTCATCGGCGGCGCTGCGCCCGGGTTAAACGCTGAGACGTCACGGCCGTGCAGATAAGACGCAACGGCCGCAAAACCACCTTTGTGTTTATACCAAGTCCACAAGCGCCGCGCGTCAGCCTCCGGCAGCCGGCCGGCGTCCGACCATAGGCAAAACCACCGCCGATCGTTAGTTGGAATCGAAATAGCGGCCCGCTCGTTTGAGAACGCAACCACCAGGACGCGGTTCGGGGCCATGTAAGGGTGCAGACCCTTGCGGTTGATCTGTAAAAAGTCCGGCGGCGCTGCAATGATCGGCTTTAGACTATTCTCAAGCGCACGCCGGTCACGCGCTTCACTCTGGCGCAGCTCGGCGATTTCCATCACTTCGCATTCGAGCGCGTAGCCCCATTGGGACGTGAGTTCTTCGTTGCGCACCAGGCTGCAGTTTTGTTTAGTGTCGCCGCCGATGGCCCAGAAAAACGGCGCCATCATGGTGTCTTTACCGCTGCCGGGTAAACCACCGACTAGGACAGCGTGATTGATCTTGACGCTCGGGTTTTGGATTTTGTAGGCAAGGACATTCAGCAAATGCTCGCGCTCGTCCGAGTTCGGCACCATGCGCTCGACATGCTCGAGCCACGGGGACGCGTCGCCAGGCACCGGTATCGGCCGCGCGTCGCGCCAGCGGTTGCCGTACTCGACGCCATCACGGCGCACCACCACGCCATCGCCGGCCGCGTAGGTGATGCCGGTCAAGGCCATTGCGCCCTTCGCGTCTCGGTTCTCGTCGAAACATACGGACGCTTCAATCTTGCGGCCATTGTGAATCGACGTGCAGTTGATATGCCGGTAGACCGCATTAAACGCGCTGCGCGTCTTTTCTCGCCGGTTAACTAAGTCGAAGTACGCCTCGTCCTCGATGACGTAGGCATACCGCGTATACCAGCCCTCGCGCTCGACGCGGGCCGACTGCCGGCGCTCGACGTCTTCGACCACGTCGGACGCCACGTCCGGGAACTCGTCCGTCGGTTCGAGTTTGGCCAGCGCCATGTTCATCGTGCCGACGATCAGTTCTTCGCGCAGGCCGGGCTCGCGTTTCGGTCCGCCGTTCGTGGCAACCCAAGCGAGAAAGTCCACCGAGCTGAGATCAATACAGTGCGAGTGCAGGCAGCAATACGCCCGCGAAGACGGGTTATAGCGCCCTTCCGGGTTGCCGTCGGTATGCTGGTCCTTGTTCGGGCAGACGACGCCGGCCCAGCCCTCGCGGTTGGGTTTGGTCAGCACCAGACCATGCTCGCCCAGCCAGCCGAAGACGTCGTCGCCACCGTCATCCGCCAGTTTAATTGGGGACACACCGATCGACTCGACCGGCACCGGTGTGACGTTTAATGCCGTGCAGATTTCATCAAGCGTGTATTCGCGGTTGGGGTGAAACTCGGTCAACTGCGCGGCAAAGCTATTGCGGCCGGGTTTTAGGTTAACCGAGCCCGGTAGCCGAAAGTTGCGCACCGGGTTGCAGGCGCCGGGGTCGCTGTAGCCGGCCGCTGCGATTGCTTTAATGGCCGCGGCATAGTCGGCTTTGGTCGGCTGTTCTGAGAACGCGTAGCCCCACTGAAACGATCCGGGCGACGTCTCCATGATCCAAGTCGGCGCTAACGGCGGCGTCTCAGGCGCTTTGGCCGGGTCGCCCACGTCGTCTAACACCATCACCAAGACGTACTCGCAATTAGCGGCGCTGGCGCTGGGTTTGCCTTCAGTAAACCGATCGACGATGAACGACGCGGTGTTGCCATACCACGCCTCGCCATCACGGCGCCGGTGATCAGGATAGAACGCAGGCCAGACGGCCTTGACCGCCCCGTCGGCGTGCAGTTCGACCTGTCCGTCTTTGAGTTTCGGCTTTTGCCGAACGATTAATAGGGTTTCGCCTTCAGGCGCGAGTTTTGTGAGATACTCTAAGAACTCCAAGTGCTTCTCCCGTAGTAGTTAAAGCCGCCCTGCCAGGCGGCTTTTTTATTTGCCGTAACGACTCATCACTTCCACTTCCGCATTCAGCGGTAGCCCTGCCGCCCAGTCAGGCGGCGTACACATCACTTGCTTTAAGGTATTGGGTGCTTCAGGGTCGGCGGTTTCCAGCACAATTTCATCGTGGACATGCAGCACAACGTCATCTAATTGGCGTAAAGAATGCCGTAGCAAGTCGTGTGCGATTGCCTGAGTAATGTTCTCACAGGCCAACCCCTTCCACAAGCGCGCTCGCGGCCATTCTTTGGCGTCGGCCGCCGGTTTCCACGCCGCCTTGATATAAGTGATCTCGTCGCCCTCGAACTTAGCGAATGGGTAACAGAGAATCCGACCCGAGGGCAGCGCGTACCAGAGATGCTGACCGTCGTAGAGGTACGTCACGCGCCCGGCTGAGAACTCGCGCCCTGGGTTGCGTAGCGCGCGCGTGTAGGCGTCCTCGAGCTTGGCCCAGTAACGCACCGCCCATGAGTTTGCACGGCGCCACGCGTCCACAATCCGCCGCGCATCCGACTCGGGCATCATCACACCATAAGCGCGGCCCATCGCTGCAAACGCGCCGATCGACCCGGCAAAACCTAACGACAGAATCGCCACCTTGCCGATCTGGCGCTGGTCCTTGTCGACCGTCTCTTCTGGCACGCGGTAGATACCGGCCGCTTCTCGCTTGTAGATGTCGCGGCCGTCACGGAAGACCTGCAACACCTCTTCGGCCTGCGGATCGGCGGACGCCCACGCGGTGACGCGGGCTTCGACCGCCGACCAGTCGGCGACAACAAACGAATGCCCTGGCGCCGGTATTAGTGCGGGCCGGAGCATTCCCTTGAGAACATCTGTAACGCGTTTTCCAAATCTTGGGGCGATGCTGTGGCCTCTGACCATAGCGTTCCGTACAGCTTCGGGGTCATCTGCGCA